TCAGTCGACCTTGCAGCCCCAGAAGGACGTGTGATCGGCGGCGAAGTGGCCGTCCGCGCCCCTGAAATACCCCTGAAGGTCGACGGTATCGCCCGCGGTCAGCGGCACGATCGTCTGCAGCCAGAGCGCGGTGGCGAGCGAGACATGGGTCCCGGTGGGTTTTGTCGAGTGCACCGTGGATTTCTCTCGTCGAGTTTAGCACCACCTGTCGTGGCAGAATGTCTGTACATCGCTATCCGCAAAGCTGAAGTCGGTGCTAAGGCGACCTAACCCGAAAACCCGACCTCGCTTGGCTGGCCTAGCCGCATCAGCAAGTTCCGCACATTGGATACCTGCCAGCGCCCGCCGCGCCTGGTAAGCATACCTAGCCCGTTCAGTCCGTCCGCAATACCGCGTAGCGTTGTGACGCCCTCTGCCTGCAGCTTCGCGATCACCGGAGCCAGTGCCGCCGCGTGCTCGTCGGCATTGGCCGCGACAGCGGCCCGTAACGCTACACCGCCCTTCCCTGCCCGCCTGAGCGCCGCGGCGCCGTTGGGATTGCCGAGCTTGACGCCCCGCGCCTTCGCCGCGGCTAGCGCCTCCTTCGTGCGTCGTGAGATCGCCTCCCGCTCCTGCTGGGCCACCAGCGCCATGATGCCGACGGTAAGATCGTTGGCCTCGGGCATATCGACCGCAAGGAATCTCGCTCCGCTGTCGCGCAGGGTCAGAAGGAAGGCCGCGTTGCGCGACAGCCGGTCCAACTTGGCGATGATCAGGGTGGCTCCGGTCAGCCGTGCCAGGTCGAGCGCCTTCGCCAGTTCGGGCCGGTCAGCGCGGCGACCGCTCTCGACCTCGGTGAAGCGGCCGATCACGTCGGCCCCCCGGGAAGCCGCAAAGTCATCGATGGCCTTCCGCTGGGCTTCGAATCCGAGCCCCGATCGCCCTTGGCGTGCCGTCGATACGCGCTCGTAGGCGACGAAGCGGGGCGATGGGGCAGCCTCCCTGACCATGTACAAACCTGCCTGACGTTGGTTGCGCAGATGTGTACGGCAATTGTGGCGTCATTGAAACGCTCAAAGGCGCTTGTCCAGCTCGTAAGTAATTGTTTTTGAATGCTCTATCGACTCTTCGACCTGACGGGTTGCATCGTAGAGCGGTCGTTCGACGATATTCCCATCCGAGTCTTTGCCCACAGCGACGAACTCAATGCGGGTGATCGGCGTCTGTGCGGCGCCCAATCCCAGATCGAGGCGCGTCCGCGCTGCGGGGCTCAGCCCGAGCTCCGCCATGTAACGCCCCACGATCTCCAGCTGCTTGTTCGCGATCGAAAGCCAGGGGGACTGCTGGACATAACCAGACGGCGTCTTGATCAAAGGCGGGGTTTTCCTGAGATACTCCTCGGCCTCGACCCATCTGGCATAGGCCTGGCAATAGGCTGCCAGTGCCGCCCGATCAGCTACCGTCAGGATCCCGGCGTCGTAGAGTGGGCCGGCCAGCCTCCGCCATTCCCTGCGCGCAGTGGCGTTCAGGTGAGCGGGGCACCGGGGCAAGGCATCGAGTTGTGAGCCCTTATGGGCGTTCGCCCGCGGGCTCGGCTTGGGACCACGTCTCACGACTCCTCTCCAGCTACGGTCGGGTGCCGGTCGACGCCAATTCGTGTCGAGTTTCTGGCGACATCCTCGAATAGGAAGTTCAGCATGCGGGCCAGCTCTTCGTCGGAATAGCTGTTCTGGTCTGCTTCCTGGTTTTCCCGGCGATCATCCTCACGGTCACGTTCTCGCCAGCCAGCCTGGGTCTTTAGATAGAAGATCGAGGATGTCGTGTCCCCAGTCCGGGCCTTCTGCAGCAGACCGTTGGCCACGTGGGCGATTGCCTTGGCTTTCCCCCTTTTATAGCGGACACGAACCTCTTCATCGCGTGCGCAGATCGCGCGGAAAGTTGTCCGACAGATCCCGAAATAGTCCGCGATCTGTTCCTGGCTCAGCAGGGCCGCGAGGGTCTCGACTTCCCGAACCTGGTCGTCACAGAGGATGATCGGCGGGCGCGGCATGGTCATCCGCCTCCAGACAGGCGTGTGAAGATGCGCCGCAGGACATAGCTCCGGAACAGGGACGCCAGCGTGAAGGTAGAACTCACCAGGATATTTTGTGACAGGGTGACCTGCAGCCCGATGGCGGGGAACATCGCTAATTCCATCGCATGCGCAAGCCACCATCCCACCACCACATTGGTTGCGGCTTCGATCCAGGACATGCCTCGGCTCTGCGTCATGCGCTCACCGCCTCGGTGTGGCGCTCACGGACGATCTCCGCATACGGCCTGCCGTCACCCTCCAGGATTGCCGGCTTGCCCGTATATGCCTGCCACCGCTGCACCGCGACATCGACATAGGCCGGGTCCAGTTCGATTGCGAAGCAGGACCGGGAGATGCTCTCTGCGGCGATGATGGTCGTCCCAGAGCCGGAGAATGGTTCATAAACCGCCTGCCCCGGTGCCGAGTTGTTCAGCATCGGCCGGCGCATGCATTCCACCGGTTTCTGCGTGCCGTGAACGGTGTCCGCATCCTGATCCCGGTTGGGGATCGACCACAGTGTGGTCTGCTTGCGATCACCCGACCAGTGCCCCCTGCCCCGCACTGCGTACCAGCACGGCTCGTGCTGCCAATGGTAATGCCCTCGCCCGAGAACCAGGCGTTCCTTGGCCCAGATGATCTGCGCACGCATATCGAAACCACAGGCAGCAAGGCTCTCTGCGACGGTCGTGGCATGCAACGCGCCATGCCAGACATAGATCACATCCCCCGGGACCAGAGCCCAAGCCTCGCGCCAGTCCGCCCGGTCATCGTTGAGCACTTTCCCTGTGCGCTTGGTCCTGTCCCCGCCAGTCTCGTTGCGCCAGGCCGGATCGTAGTTCACCCCATACGGCGGGTCGGTCACACACAACTGCGGATTGACACCATTCAGGACACGAGCAACCGCGGCTGCATCAGTCGCATCCCCGCACAACAGGCGGTGCACTCCGAGGATCCAAAGGTCGCCCGGACGCGAAACCGGGATCTCGGGCACGTCGGGCGTGAGTTCCTCTTTCGGATCAAAGCTGCCCGCGGCCAGCAGAGCGTTCAGTTCCGCCGCCTCGAAGCCCAGACCTTCAAGGTCCACGTCGAGGTCAGCCAGATCGCCCAGTTCAAGCGCCAGCAGCTCCCTGTCCCAACCGGCCTGTTCCGCCAGCCGGTTGTCCGCGAGAATGTAAGCGCGTTTCTGTGCCTCGGTCAGGTGCGACAGCTCGATAACGGGGACCTTGTCCAGACCCAGCTTGCGGGCGGCCAACACGCGGCCGTGGCCTGCGATGATTCCGTTCTCGGCATCAACCAGCACCGGGTTGTTAAACCCGAACTCGCGGATCGAACCCGCAATCAAGGCCACCTGCGCCTCCGAATGGGTACGGGCGTTCCGGACGTACGGGATGAGATCGGCCAGCGGCCGCTGCTCGATCCTGAGATCGCCGCCGGATGTGCTGGATGTGGCTGTCATCTGTCGGGCTTCACCCCCCACCTGTAATTGCATGATGCCGCATCGGCAGCATATCACACAGGCAAGCCATTGTAATCACGACATCTTCCGACAACGCGCGACAGGAGCCGACGGGCCGGTCCGAGAGCTGGCGCATACCACGCCCCAATTGGCGCAACCATTGCTTCAAACCGGCTCCCACGCATCGAGCCTTCCGAGCACCGCTTCGATGCATTCCCGAGGCCCCGGAACTTCAGTACCTGGCAACCACATCGCGGTCTGCCACGAGCGACCTCGGCCACCTTTCCGATAACGTGCCGATTTAAGCGACATTCCCCTATAAGTACTCATAGACGAATGTCGCTTAAATCCCTCCCGCTCGAAGAGCTTCTGTGTCGCTTTCTCGTTCGCGAACAGGCCCGGGTGCAGGCGGCAGGCATCGCTCGGGCTGTCGACCGCCACGCCAGCCAACAGCATGCGCTGGAACATGTCAGGCGCGACCGTTTCCCACGCGACCACCTGATCGTGGATCAGCGGCAGCGCGACATCCGCCAGCAGGTGCACTTCTAGAGGATTGTCGGCCGTCCGGTTAATGCCGCGGCCCCGACCAATGTCCTGCAGCAACTCGTCGTCGCAGATCGCCGCGCGAAAGCGCTCAGCCGACTTGGACTCGTGCCGGAGTGCCCGGGCCGACCGGCTGGAGCCGTCCCGCATGCGGACCCCGACGCGTTCGCTCCGGTAGCCGCCTTCGGGCGCCTCATGCGCGAAGGCCGCGCAGAATGGTTCGAGATCGGTGTCACGCGGTAGAGGTCGTCCGACGACCACAATCCCGGCCACGTCGCCATAACCGTCAAGCCCCGCCACCGCGTTGAAGTGCAGCGTGACCACGCCCGGGATGTCCTTGAACGCCGCCTCGCAGGCCACATGGGTGATCACGAGCACCCGCCCCGGCGCGAGACGGCGGACCTGCCATCGGACGTAGTCGACACAATCCAGTAGAAGCCCCCTTGCTTCCGACCTGCGCCCCAGCAACGCGCCCTTTCCGAAACGCCCCGTCACCAGCCGCAACCACATTGCTGGAGCCGCAGCCTCGACCGTCCGCACCTCCAGACCAGGCAGCAGACAGCCCGCGATCTCAGATCGAAGTGTGGCGTCGAGATGCAGGACCGGCAGGTCTCGGAAGGCGTGATGCACCCGCGCCGGCTGGACGACCTGGACGGAATGGGTGCCGCTTCCCGGGTCGGGAGGACCTGCGCGGACCCGACCGTCCGTGTCCGCCTGCCCTTCCACCAGATCGGCAACAGCCCGCCAGAGGGTCATACGATGCTGGATTCGGTCTATCCGGAAGGAGCGTTCGACTGCCAGCCTTCGGGCGTGGCCCACAAGGCCGGGCCGCAGCCCGGGATCGTCGAGCCCACGGGCCTCGATCTGCACCATGTCCCGACAGGTCCCGGCCGTCAGTCCCTCGGCCAGCGTAGCCGTCTTGGTAAGGGCACCAGACCCCTGCGCGAGGAGCGCCCTGCGCAGCCGACCCCCAAAGGCCGCGCGATCGGCCATGGCGGCCGTGGTGCGGTTCCGCAGGGCGCCTGCGTCCTGGTCCGCGACGGATACCTCGCCAAGGCTTTCGACAACAAGGTCCGTACGCCGCACGGCCCTCTGCCAGAAACCCTCGTCGATGACTACAAGGGCGATATCCGAGTTCTCGACGGCCATGCCGGTGAACAGGGCGTCGTAGGGAGCCACGATCACATCGGCATCGGCCACCTCGTTTCTGTTCTGCTGCTTCAGGCATCCCTCGAAGTACCGGCAGGTACGGCCCTGCCGGTCGACACAGACGGCGGATTGGGGATCTAGGCGCGCCGCGATCGCCGCTCCGACGGCCTCGCGATCCCTGCACATCGGCTGTCCAGTCTCCGGGTCTATCCGGTCGTAGCCGCGAAGCACCGCCGCCGTGATACCGGTCTCCCGCCACTCGGTCGCTGTTTCTTCCGCAAGCGCATGTGAGGAGGCGAACCAAAGGATCCGGCCCGGCGCGCCGACCGCGATCAGGCGATCACGCAACTGCCGGAGGTGTCGCCGCGCTGCGGTGCTCTTGCCGAGACCCACTGTCGCCCTGATCCCGACCACCGGACGAGAACCCTCTCGCGGCTCGGCATGCCAGAGCCGGATCGACTCGCAGACCTCTGCGATGGCGCGGTCGAGGTCCAGCCGCGCCTCTCGCGCGCTGAGGCGCGGTTCCACGTGCTCGGCCTCCACCTGCGGGGCGCTCCGATCCGGCAGACGCCCCTCGGCATGCAGGCGCAGTTTGTCTGCCACCTTGCGCTCGGCATGCGCAAACGCGTATGGCGACAGTCCACCCTGACGGGGTCGGGTCAGGTCGGTGGTGGCATCGAACCTCTCCCACGCCAACCGGGCGATCGCGGCCCGGTCAGGTGTCCCGGCTTCGATCGCATCTTGCACGGCGTGGAATGCCAGCAGGGACAGCCAGGCATCCCGACCGTCTGTCACACGTCCGGTTTCATCCCGAACAGGACCATCCGCGGATGCGCCGATACGATCTGCCTGACCGGTTCTTGCTGTCCGCCTGTCTGACGGGCGCACGGGCAGAAGTCCGGCCGCCTCGCCGAGGAAGGCCTCGAGCAACGCCTGATCCACCACCGGCAACGCCTCGATAGGCAGATCCAACAGGCTCTCGCCGTCGGGCCAGGCATAGGGACGCCGGGTGCCAGGATGCCTACCGAAGGCCACGAACTGCTGGCCGGCTCCCAGAACCTCGATCGGATGCAATGCCAACTTCCGGAACGGCACCTCTGTTCTGTAGGGCAGCAGCCGTTTCGGCCATTGTCCGACCCGCTGGATCGTCGCGCCGAAGCGGCGCTCCGCGAGATCGGCAATCTGCCAGGCGAGGTCCGGATCGAGGATGTCGATGTCCAGTGCGACCAGACGCCCGGTCCGCAGCCCCGTGGCGTGACCGGGATACACGTCCGCCCATTCGGCGACCCGTGCCGCATCGATGGTCACGCCGCTCCAGCGTGTCACCGCCGGTCGCTTGGCGCCAGGCACGATCGGCAACGGCTCGTACCCGAGATCGAGGAGCCGCTCGGCGATGTCCCCGAATCTGGGAGTGTAAGTGCCGACAGGGCCGCCGGAGGCCGCCTTCGGGTCTTCTTCTCCATGGTGCGGGAGCGGTTGGCGGAAACGGTCCACGCCGCCCCGCGCTCAGTCCGACGGGCTCTCGAGATGCGCGGCCTCCCAGGCCAGCACATCCTCGCGCCGGTAAAGCACGCGCCCGCCCAGCCTCATCCAGCACGGGCCGATACCCGACTGCCGCCACCGCTGCAGGGTCCTCGGGCTGAGTTGCCAGTACCGCGCCAGTTCGGTTTCGATGATGCGAGGCGGGAGACCGAACCCCGGGGTTTCATCGCTGAACCTCGAAGGATTGCGGTCGTCCTTCTTCGGACCAAGCTGTTTCGCGAACGCTTCACCCATCGTCGCGCTCCCGCACCCAGACGGCGAAGAGCCCCTGACCGTCCTCAGTCCGGCCGGCGTCCTCGAGCCGCCAGACGAGGCTCTCCTCGAGGAGCAGCGGCAGATCGAAGGCGCGGTAGAGCCCCGGCAGCCGTTCCCAGTCGTCGTCGTCCTTGGTCATGCGGTCGTCCTCCTTGCCTTGCGCCGAACAGGCGCAGTTGAAGGAGAAAAGCCGTTCCACCGGGGCGAATGGGACACGTCCCGGCGCAGGCGATCGATGGCCCGCCGGAACCGCTTGCGCGCCTGAGCCGGCCGTAGCCCGAGTGCCGCGCCGGCCTCGCTTTGGGTGAAGCCGAGGAAGACGACCGCCGCAATCAGCGGCCCGTCCCGACCAAGCTGTTGCGCGGCGACCTTTGCAATCCGCTCTGCTGACTCGGGACGTTCGTCGGCAAGGCGCAGGTCCTCGATTGGCACGCTGATCCGGCCGCGGGATGCCTCGCGCATCAGATCACGGCGAAGGTCGCGTTCTAGATTGCGCAGGAGCGTCGCCGCAATCCTGAAGACCCGATCGAGATTGCAGGTGCGGATCGCGAGGGAGAACCGACCCAGAAGGTCCACGTCGAGGGTCTGGAGGTCGTCCCGGGCGAACCGGCGCAACCGGCCACGCACGGCATCGAGGCCGGGCCACAGGGCCAGCAGGACAAGTTCGACGGTCAGGCAGTCGTCACCGGCTTTCGCCTCCGCCACCAGGGCCCGGAGCATATCGTTGCGCCCATCGGGGTCTCCCCCCGGTCCGTGAAACTCATCGAGCAGCGCCGTGGGATCGGGAAACCTCGAGAGCGAGGGGTGGCGGGAAGCGAGACAGGTGAACTTGCGGGAGCTGCGCTGCACGGAGTGCAGCAGTTGCGCATGAAGCGCGGACCAGGATGAGGACATCGAGACGCCGGGTCTGCGGCCGGGCGTCTCGCGCCTCCCTTCGGACCATGGGTTCGGGCGTCACGCGCCTCGGATATCAGGCAGCGTTCGGCGACGGCCAGTCGAACCAGCCGCCGCCCGTGTTCACCGCGGAAGGGAGTTCAGCGTGCCGCAGCTGCGGCAGATCGCAGTCACCGGCCTTGCGAAGGTGTAGTGGTGACCACGGGCAAAGCGAACGTGTATCTGCGTTTCACTCTGGCGGCCGAGCAGCTTGAAGCAGCCGCTGCAGCGCCAGTCGTGGTGATGAGTTTTCCGGGCCATGTCGCCTCCTGACGTTGAATGACGCCTTGTGGCCCGGACCTGTGTGGAGGGTATCGCGGCACAGTCTGGAGAAAGTCTGGAGGCTTCAGGTCTTGAGCCGCCACCAGCCACCGATCTCGCCTTTCTCGACATACGTATCGAACACCAGCTTTCGCCGGGCGCCCGTGAAGACCTCCCGAGGCGATCGCGCGGACGATCCGTCTGTCAGCGTCTTGCTGTGGACATCCTTTTCTCCGGAGTTCCAGGCGCTGGCCAGAGCTTCGAAGAACCTGATCTGCACCGCAGTGTTGAGCGTGAGCGGTTCGTGCCACGGCGTCAGAAGCGTACCGACATGATTGTCCTTGCGAGCCACGCGAGGTGAATGCGTCCCCATGCGCAGGCTCCTCTCCTCGGAGAACCTCGCGAGCATCCTGTCACGGCCCTCAGCGGCATCAGCCTCTGAATTCCAGATGTCCGTGACGGGAATTGCGATATTCTCGACCAGAAACCGTGGGGCCTCTGTACCCGCACAGAGAACGATGCCGGGCCCTGCTGCGTCACGCGAACGAAGTTCGGTCTCGATCCCCTGCATGGCCCGCAGGTCGTCCAGCCTACGGGCCAGGTAGACTGGAATGGCTCGGCCGTTGTCCTTCACAGAGCCCAGAGCATAGAGGTTCGGCTCGATCTCGCGGACATCCGCGACGTCGAGATATCGTGTCAGCTCTGTTGCGATGAACTCACGACACCAGCCCGGCTCGAGACGATACCGGGTGAATGCTTTCGCCTCCGGACTGAACGACTCCTCATCTGAAACCTCCGCCTCGATGACCTGGTCGTCTTCTCTGTCCTGCAATGTGAGTGTCTGACGTCGGCTCTGCTTCAGGAAGCCTTTTGCAAGGAGGCCGTCTATCGTGAGGCCGAACTCGGCAATCTGGAGTCCCGTCACAACGTCCTCACCGAGTTCGAAAAGGCGCAGCAATCCCGGGAAGATTGCGACAGTCTCCTGCTGATCCGGCGGGGTCACTTCCCGCATGATCTTCCAAGCCCTCAGCAGCCCGAGACCCAGTTCGCGCAGTCTGCGATCCTTGTGTCCCAGCACATCGGAGGCGTTGGCGCCCATGACGGTGATCTTGAATGTCCTCAGGCGGGCCACATCCGGAAGTCGGTACCCGACCGAGATGACGACACGGTTGATGCCGGCCCGGCCGCGAAACCGCAGGGCTCCGGACAGGTAGCGCGAGGCAAGCCTGCCGATATCGTCCTCCTTCGTGACCTTAAGTGACACACGACGTGCGAAGCTGCCGAGCAGCAGTTCAAATTCAGTGACAACAGCCGACTCGATCTGGATATCCGCGATATCCGGGCAGCAAAGCTCGAAGGATCTGGTGAACCGCGAGAGGTCGAATATCCTTTCGGACAGGGGCCGTTCCGAGACGTTCTGCTTCAGCACGACTTCGGCGAATGCATTCGCGACCGTGTGTCGTTCGCGGAAGCTGACGCCCAGAACCTCGATCCTGCGGGCACCGGGAGTATAGACGAGCTTGATCTCGTCCTGAGGCCGGAAATACAGAGGCTTGCGAGTTCCATCAGGCTGGTGCGCGTAGACGGAGGACATATGGGCACCGTGCCTGGCGAACAGCATGACCGACGCCGGATACTTCCTGTTGGCTTCGAGTTCGATCGCTGAGACACGGGGAGAGTCCCCCAGCTTAAGCACTTCTGTCAGCCGGAGAACGAGCATCGGCAAGTCGATTTCGGATACCTTTGCGGGGAGTTCTTCTTCCAGATCAAGCGCAAAGGTGGAATAGACCCCGGACCGTTCCCGGTCCCTTCGCACGTGATAGTAGCTTTCCGCGTCCTGGAATAATGTGGGCAGATTGACGAATGTCCAACAGCTTCTGCCGATCTCGTCGAACTGGGTCAGGAGGAATCGAGACTGCTCCTCGGTGCCCCCGCCGGCGACCACCGTCTGGATCGCTTCGTCGCCGACATCGCCCGAGAGCTCCACGACCCTGACGCTCTGCGCCTCGATGATTTCGAGCAGTTCGGCATCCAGATCACAGATGTCATGATCCTCGAGGCGAGCCTCGGACGTGCCATCCAGCGACGCAACATCGAAACTGCGGTTGGCGCCAACCTCGCCTGACGGCATCACCAGGTTCAGGAACTCGGCGGCGAGCCTTGCCGGAATGTCTTCCAGAATGAGGCGGGTATTTGGACCGATCGACGCCATGGCATTCTCCGATATTGGTCAATATTAGCTTCAACTGAAATTGCCGAAACTACTTTTGTCCCATTCGCACATCGATGTCGGCTTTTGACATGCATGAACCCCTTGAACCCATGCCACTTGTCCCCAGTCGAGCGCCGTGCCGAACTCTGCCGCCTGCTCGCACTCAGCCTTGTCCGACTGCACCGGAGAAATTTGCCGGACGGCTCAGATGCCAGCGGAATGCCCCTACACAACTCGTCCGACCAGAGCGGTACTGCGCCTCCCCGAAGGAGGAACGCATGACCGAACACGACCCCATCCCCGCGCGCCTGGCCGCGCTGAAGACCACCTCGACCAGGGACCTGAAACAGCAGTGGCGGGACCTGTTCGACAGCGAGCCGCCGCCCTTCAACCGACGCTATCTCGAGAGCCGCCTCGCCTACCGTATCCAGGAACTCGCCCATGGCGGGCTGAAACCGGAGACGATCCGGCGGCTGGAACGGCTGGGCGAGGAACTCGACGGCGGCGACAAGAAGAAGCGCGGCATCCGCGCCGACCGCGACCGACCCATCACGGGCACGCGCCTGCTGCGCGAGTGGCAGGGCGTCGAACAGATCGTCACTGTCACCGCGGACGGCTTCGAGTGGCAGGGGCGGCCCTACAAGTCGCTGTCCGCCATCGCGCGGGCCATCACCGGCACGCGCTGGAACGGCTGGGTCTTCTTCGGGCTCAAGAACCACAGGGGGCGGACATGACAAAGCCGCCCGAAAAAACCAAGGCCGTCCGCAAGCTGCGCTGCGCGGTCTACACCCGGAAATCCTCCGAGGAAGGGCTGGAGCAGGAGTTCAACAGCCTCCACGCCCAGCGCGAGGCATGCGAAGCCTACATCGCCAGCCAGCGGTCCGAGGGCTGGGTACTGGTCCGCGATCAGTATGACGACGGCGGCATCTCGGGCGGCACGCTGGAGCGGCCAGGCCTGCAGCGGCTGCTGGAGGACATCGAGGACGGGCTGGTCGACGTGGTCGTGGTCTACAAGATCGACCGCCTCAGCCGCTCGCTGGCCGACTTCGCCAAGCTGGTCGAGGTATTCGACCGGAACGGGGTGACCTTCGTCTCGGTGACGCAGTCGTTCAACACCACCACGTCCATGGGTCGGCTGACGCTGAACATTCTGCTCTCCTTCGCCCAGTTCGAGCGGGAGGTCACGGCCGAACGCATCCGCGACAAGGTCGCCGCCAGCCGGAAGAAGGGCATGTGGATGGGCGGCGTCCCGCCCTACGGCTACCGCGTCGAGAACCGGAAGCTGGTGATTGACGACGAGCATGCCGAGCATGTCCGCTGGATCTTCGTCCGCTTCCTCGAGATCGGGTCCTGTACGGAACTGGCGCGGGAGGTCGGCGCACGCGGCATTCGGACCCCGCGCGGCAACCGGATCGACAAGAAATACATCTATCGGATGCTCAGCAACCGCGCCTACATCGGCGAAGCCGTCCACAAGGGCGACAGCTATCCCGGCGAGCATGACGCCATCGTCGACCGCGAAACGTGGGACCGTGTCCATGCGATCCTGCAGGAGAGCCCGCGCAAGCGCGCCGCACGGACCCGCGCCGAAACACCGGCGATGCTGAAGGGACTGCTGTTCGGTCCCGACGGCGCCGCTTTCTCGCCGACGCACACCCGCAAGGGCGACAGGCTCTACCGCTACTACGTCAGCCAGACCGTGCTGAAACACGGCGCCGGATCATGCCCGGTGGGCCGCGTGCCCGCAGGCGAGATCGAGGCTGCCGTCATCGACCAGCTTCGCGCCGTGTTCCGCCAGCCCGAGATCGTGGCGGGGACATGGAAGGCGGCGCGCCCCCACGCCGAAGACATCACCGAGGCCGACGCACGGTCAGCGCTTCACCAGCTCGATCCGTTGTGGGACGAGCTTTTCCCTGCCGAGCAGGCGCGCATCGTCACGCTGCTGGTCGAGCGCGTGGACATCGGCACGGACGGTCTCAATGTACGCCTGCGCATCGACGGGCTCAGCGGACTAGCCCGCGAGATGCTGGCCGGTGGCATCGAGGCCGCGGCATGACCCGCGGGGCGCCGATGCCGGACACCGTAACGCTCCATGTCCCGTTCCGCGTCGTAAAGCGCGGCGGGCGGAAGGAGATGCAGATGCCCGAGGGCGCCACGCAACCGCGGCGGACGGACAACACGCTGGTTAAGGCGTTGGCCCGCGCGTTCCGCTGGAAGCGGATGCTGGAGTCGGGCGAGTTCGCGTCGATTTCCGAGCTGGCTGAGAAGGAAGGGATCGCCTTCACTTACATGGCCCGGGTCCTGCGCCTGACCCTGCTGGCGCCAGACATCGTTGAGGCGATCCTGGACGGAAGGCAGCGGCCGGAGGTGACACTGGCGCGGGTGCTGGAGCCGTTCCCGGTGGAGTGGATGAGCCAAGGCGCGGCAATCGAGCTCGACCGCAATCATTCGTAGCCGCCACAGCGTTCTCGCAACGTAAGCCACTGGCACTTCATGGCAGTTGGCGCTGGAAGGCGACCCTCTCGATCGCTACTCTGGCCCGGAAAATCACAATCAACCCGAAGAGCCCTCATGGCCTTCTTCGACGACATGGGGCCGAAAAGTCGAAATGGCAGTCAAGAAATCAGATCTTTATTCCTCGCTCTGGGCATCATGCGACGAGCTCCGCGGCGGAATGGATGCGAGTCAATACAAAGACTATGTCCTGTTCATGCTGTTTATCAAATATGTCTCTGACAAATATGGGGACAGCAATGATCTCGAGCCACCAATCATCATTCCGAAGGGCGCGAGCTTCAGTGACATGGCGGCCCTTACGGGAAATCCGAATATTGGGGATCTGATCAATACGCAGGTGATTCAGCCGCTCGTTGATGCCAACGAGATGCTGGCGCGAACGGATTTTCCCGACTTCAACGATCCGAACAAACTTGGTGAAGGCAATGACCGTGTTGACCGGCTTGGTCGTCTGATTTCCATTTTCTCGAGCCCGGATCTGAATTTCGCGAAGAACCGAGCGGACCATGACGATATTCTGGGCGACGCCTATGAATACCTCATGCGCCATTTCGCGACCGAAAGCGGCAAGAGCAAGGGGCAGTTCTACACCCCGTCGGAGGTCAGCCGGATCATCGCCAAGGTGATCGGTATCTCGCCGAAGAACACCGTTGCTGGAACCACCGCATATGACCCCACATGCGGATCGGGCTCTCTGCTCCTCAAGGTTGCGGCCGAGGCGGGCAAGCGAATCACGCTCGAAGGCCAGGAAAAGGACGTGACCACCGCCGGTCTCGCCCGCATGAACATGATCCTGCACGACTTCCCGACGGCAAAGATCGTGGCGGGCAACACCCTGACGACCCCCAAGTTCCTCGAGGGGGAGCGCCTGCGGACATACGACTACGTCGTCGCCAATCCGCCGTTCTCGGACAAGGCATGGAGCACCGGCTTCAGCTATGACGAAAAGGGCGCCATTACGGACAAGCATAAGCGGTTCGAATGGGGCGCTCCGCCCAAGAAACAGGGCGATTACGCCTATCTGCTGCACATCATCCGCACCATGAAAAGCAGCGGCAAGGCCGCCTGCATTCTTCCCCATGGCGTGCTGTTCCGTGGCAATGCCGAGGCCGACCTGCGCGAGGCGCTGATCAAGTCCGGCTACCTCAAGGCGATCATCGGTCTGCCGCCAAACCTGTTCTTTGGCACGGGCATACCGGCTTGCATCGTCGTTCTCGGCAAGGAAAATGCCACCGCCCGGCGGGGGATCTTCATGATCGACGCGTCCAAGGGGTTCCGCAAGGACGGAGCCAAGAACCGCCTGCGCGAGCAGGACATCCACCGCATCGTCGACACCTACCGCAAGGGCGCGGACGCGCCGGGCTATGCCCGCATGGTGCCCTTTGACGAAATCGCCGACCCGCGCAACGCGTTCAACCTCAACCTGGCGCGCTACATCGACACCTCGGAGCCCGAGGATATCCACGACATCGACGCGCATCTGCAGGGCGGCATCCCGAAACGGGACATCGACGCGCTGCAAGGCTGGTGGAAGGTCATGCCGTCTCTGCGCGGAGAGCTCTTCGAAGATCTCCGGCCAGGATACCTCTCACTGACCCGCCCGATCGCCGAGGTGAAGGCGGGCATCGAGGAGCATGAGGAATTCCGTACCTTCACCGCCGCAGCCGCAGGAACCTTCGCCGCTTGGCGTGGCAGGGCCGATACGGCCTGCCGGGCTTTCGCGCCCGGTGACCAGCCGAAGGAAATGATCGAAACCATTTCCGAGGACCTGCTCGAGGCCTTCCGCAAGGTGCCTCTGGTCGACCCTTATGACGTGTACCAGCACCTGATGGACTACTGGGCCGAGGCGCTGCAGGACGATTCCTATGTCATCGCCGCCACCGGATGGGTCGCAGGCGCCCAGCCGCGCGAGATCGTCAAGCGCAAGAATAAGGACGGCAAGCTCGCCTGGCCCGAGCCCGGCGATTACGTCATCGGGCGGCGGCGGTTCACCTCGGACCTGATCCCGGCCCGCCTGATGGTGGCGCGGTTCTTCGCGGCGGAGCAGGGCGAGATCGATGCCTTCGACGTGCGGATCGCGGAACTGGAGCAGGACCTTGCCGAGAAGCTCGAAGAAGGCATGGGCGAAGAGGGTCTGCTGGCCGAGGTGATCGAGGGCGAAGGTGACAAGCAGAAGATCACAGCGCAGGCGCTGAAGGCCCGGCTGAAGGAAATCGGCCGCGATCCGGACCTCGTTGACGAACGGCAGGCGCTCGAAGCCTACCAGAGAGTGATGATCGCGCTCGACGCCACGAAGAAAAAGCGCAAGGCGGCTAACGATGCCCTATGGAAAAAGGTGCACGACCGCTATGGCACGCTGACCGAGGATGAGGCCAAGATGCTGGTGGTCGCGGACAAGTGGCTCGACACGATCGAGGCCCGCGTAACCGATGAGGTGGCGCATATGGCGCAAGCCCTGTCCACGCGGGTCAAGGGGCTGGCCGAACGCTATGCCATGCCGCTGCCCAAACTGGAGGAAGAGGGCGATGTGCTGGCCGCCCGTGTCGCAACCCATCTGAAGGCGATTAGGGCCGCATGGAACTGAGGCCAGGCTACAAGCACACGGAGATTGGCACGATCCCAGAGGACTGGGAGGCGGTGCCTTTGGGCGATCTGTTCACCTTCAAGAACGGCTTGAACAAGGCGAAGAAGTATTTCGGCTATGGCACGCCCATCGTGAACTACATGGATGTGTTCCGGCAGCCGGGTTTGCGGTTGGACAGGGTCGAGGGTCGGGTCGACGTATCCAAGTCTGAGTTGGAAGCATTCGAGGTACGCAAGGGCGACGTCTTCTTTACCCGCACGTCCGAAACCGTCGAGGAGATCGGCGTTGCTGCGGCGATGCTCGATGCGGCGACGGACACCGTGTTCAGCGGGTTCGTTCTGCGCGCACGACCCACGGGCGACAGGCTTGACGATCTGTTCAAGGCCTACTGCTTTTCGCCACGGTACTTTCGGCGACAAGTCGTTGCGCGGGCGACCTACACGACGCGGGCATTGACCAATGGTCGTTCGCTATCAGCTGCTATCCTGGCGGTCCCGCCGGTGGCGGAGCAGCGGGCAATTGCGGAAGCGCTTTCAGACGCCGACGCAGAAATTAAGAACATTGGCGAGTTGATCTTCAAGAAGCGCGCCCTTCGGACCGGTGCACTGCAACGTCTGCTAACTGGCAAGACCCGTCTACCAGGTTTTTCGGAACCCTGGATACCGAAGCGCCTCGGGGATCACGTTTCATTCTTGAAGAATGGCGTGCACTCCCGAGCGCAGCTCACCGCCAATGATCCGGTGCGTTACCTTCACTATGGTGATATTCACGTCTCTCAGAGTCTGAGCCTCGACCTTCAAGTAGCCGACATGCCCCGGCTGCCAGAGACAGATGCTGCACGCCTGTCGCGCCTCGAGACTGGCGACACTGTATTCGTGGATGCCTCAGAAGATCTTTCCGGAGTAGGGAAGTCGCTTGAGATTGCGGGCGCCGATGGCATCGAAGCCGTGGCAGGACAGCACACTATTGCGGCCCGTTTTGACAAGGACGTGCTTGCGGACGGGTTCAAGGGCTACTTGCAGCACATCCCGGCGTTCACCACGCATCTCCGCAGGCTGGCCGCTGGCACAAAGGTCTACGCCACCAACCGCAAACATATTGCCAGCGCGGAAATCCTTCTGCCGGAACTAGAAGAGCAGAAGGCCATCGTCCGCGTCCTTTCTGACATGGATGCCGAAATCACCGCGCTTGAGGCCCGTCTCGAGAAGACCCGAGCGCTCAAGCAGGGAATGATGCAGGCCTTGCTGACCGGCCGCGTACGCCTGCGGGTTGAGGGCGAGCCGCTGGATGTGTTGGAGGTGGCGCATGCCTGA